CTCCCCATGGCGAAAGTGTCGGAGCTTGACGACGCAGGACTACTAAAAATATTTATAGGTCTGCGCGATCGACGTGCAAAGCGTAAAGCAGAGTACGACGCTGACGATTCAAGCGACAAAGACAAACAAAACAAAATCGAAGTCGAGTTTTTGCGACGGTTCAACGACCGTGGCATAGACAACGTGTCATCCCGCGAGTTTGGTACAGCGTACCGGTCAACGCGATCATCGGCAACTGTAGCTGACTTTGAGGTTTTTCTAACTCATGTGCGTACTAAAGAAGCATGGGAGTTACTTGAGCGGCGCGTAAACAAAAAAGCTGTTCAAGAGTTCCGCGACGAACACGACGACTTGCCCCCAGGAGTTAACTGGACAGAGGCGCAAGTAGTTAACTTTCGGCGCAAATAATGTTTGAACTATCGCTTAATGAACTGCCAGTTGAAGCTGTTATCTCAATGGCTATGACAAACGAGCGGTCGTACTACTCAAAAGACGGAGAGCTTATTTGCGTCTCCCACGATGGCATAGAACCAGAAACGGTTCTTGCTCCTGATTGCACCCCGCAGGCTAAAAAATGCGCAGTCTGTGTTCACAACCAGTGGGGTTCAAGCATCACGCCTAACGGAAAACGCGGCAAGGCTTGCACTAACTACGGCACGCTCTGGCTGCTTGCTGGCGGTAAACTTGCCACATTGTTTCTGTTGCGTGTACCGGCAACGTCGCTCACTGCGTTTAAAAACTACGTGAAGGCGTTGGCAGCGAGGGACCTAGAACCCGACGACGTTGTTACAAAGATCGAGACAATCCAGTCGGGATCGCATTCCCAACTAACGTTTAGACACACCCGTATTCTTGAAAACGGTGAGCTAGACGCAATGGAGAAATCCGAAAAAAAGAGCCGAGTGGAATCGTTATTTCATGCGACCGAGGGCTTTACACATTAAACTTAAATGGAGGATCACATGGCTGATCAAGACAACGCTTATATTATTCACGACGTAACCGCGCTTTACCCGCGCTTAAATCAGACCTATCGGTTTGACCGCAGCATAAAACCAAAGGGGCGTTCTGTTCCGTGCGAGCCGACTGAGGACGGTGCTAAGTATGAAATGAACTTTCAAATGACTAAAGCGCAAGCTGTTCCTTTGTACAAAGCGATGAAGGATAAATACAACGCAGCTAAGCACGATTCATGGGATGAATTTCCTAAACCTGAAGAGGTGTTCGAAGTTCAGGACGGTGTTTACACCGCCGAAACAAACCTAAAAGGCGCATTTGGTGGTAAGCTGACGTCAATTAAACAGTTTGACGCGCAGAATAAACCACTGCCTTCCGACTTTATGCTAACCACAGGTTCAACTGTTAATCTGTTATTCGTCTTAGTTCCATACGAACCGCGTTCTGGTGGCTGCGGTGTGTCTTTGCGGCTTCGCCAAGTACAAGTTGTTAAGCTTGCTGAACTGGTCGGTCGCTCTGCCTTTGAGGTTATTGAAGGTGGGTTTAATTCTCAATCTGATGGCTTTGCTACAGACTTTAAAACTGTAGAAGACACAGCGCCAGAAGACGAGTTTGAAGACAAGCCAGTGGCGGTAAAGCCAAAGGCTGTCGCTAAAGCTAAAACAGAAACAAAGTCGGTTGACGAGTACAACGACATCGATGAAGCGCTCGACGATTTGGACTTCGAAGTAGCGTAAATAATCCTAGGTAGCCGAAGCAATTTCGGCTACCATTCTGTTAACCCGTCAACACATAGGTGAGATATGGAGACGCTAGAGTTCTTCGAGTGGCTGCTGCCACCCGACGGTAACGTTGTCTTAGGTATTCCCGAGACAGGCGACAACGGACGAAAATGGTGGAAAAACCGTAGCTTCAGTACGATTGAAGAAGCTGCATCAGAAGCCCTTAAGCTGGATGTCGACAAAGAAGTATATGTAGCAATCAATTCGTTTGGAGATTGGTACCAAGACGACAATGGTAAGTACGCCATTCGCACACAAAAGAACGTTGTTTCGTGCAAAGCCCTTTACGATGATTACGATGTTAAAGTTGGTTCGCCCGCGCATTACCAGTCAAAGAAAGAAGCATTTGCCGACATCGTTAAGCTGGCCCAGGCGCTGCGGCTAACGCCGACGGTTGTAGATAGTGGCGGTGGGTACCATGGGTACTTTCACTTAGACGAAGCCGTTGATGAACAAACGTGGATGGAGCTTGCGTCACTTAAACGTGATGTTACAGCGTTCCTTAACATGAAGATTGACCGTGCGGTTGACATGGACTCCGCTAGAGTTCTTCGCCCTGTGGGTACGCACAATAAAAAATACGACACCCCGCAACTCGTAAAAATTGTTAAGCAGGGTAAGCAGTATTCAGTCGATAAAATTCGTTCGGTACTACAGTCGTATATACAAGCCAACAACATTACCCCCGCGCCAAAGCACACGCCCAAAGGCAAAAAGGGGTTTGGTGTAAATTTCCCGTACTGGGCCGGTGGCCCCACGAGT